GTGAACCCTGCCCCCGAAACCTTATTAAGCTTCTAATCCTTTTTCTTCAGGGTAGTAGAGTTCATTGAGGTCTTTGTTGTTCAATCCGCGTTTTTTGGTGCCGTCGGAAGTGTACACATAAGTAAGCTCATTGATAGCAAAATCATAGCCTAAAGTAAATTCACCCAAAATGTTCAAGATACGTTTATCTACTTGTACATCGGTGATAGTAGCAGGATTGTCGATGATGTCTACCATCTTCACAAAACCATTTTCGACGGTTGATACAATGGTACCGTCTTTGAGGTTAGGAATAGCCACGATTTCGCGTTTACCCAAGCGGGTTTTGAGGGCGTTGTCTTGGAACTTGTTTTGCCCAAACTTATCTTCGTAGGCAATTTGGTAGTTCTCGGCATCGGTAACGCTCATAAAGATTTTCTTTACTTGGTCTTTCGCTCCCGCAGGCAAACCACGCTCATAGGCGGTTACTACATCGATGATGTTAGTACTGGTGATAGCATCGGCAGGAATGAGGAAGTACGGGTTTTCGGTATTCTTCAATCCTTTGGCGATGATTTCGTTAAGCCCATCCATAGACGTACCAAACTCAGGGGTATCAAGTCCTATCTTAGAGGAATCGTACTTACCAGTAACTGATAAGATGTTCACATCGGAGATGATTTTTTTCAAGAGCAAATCAATAGCGTGTTTAGAGATTGATTTGTCTTTCAAACTCTTTCCTTCGTCGTACATTTCCTCAAGCACTGTACCGAGTATTTCGGCAGGATCAAGTTCAAAATCCACCTTTTGATGGAAGTTTTTCATTATTTTTTTACGGAATTGCAATTCACCATAGGGAGTCCACTTTTTAGAGTTGAAGCCCTGTACTACGTGCCCTATGAGTGAATGCAACGACACGTATTCGCCTCTTACCTTGGTGAGGGTACGAGAGTGTGCGTTGAGCAAAATCTCTTTAGACAGTATCGCAGATTGCAATAGTTTAGGTTTGGTGCTGATGTAGCGAAGTAGTTCATTTTTGATCTGATCTACATTCATTGTTTTTTCTTGTGGCATAATGTTAAATTTCGTTTAAAAATTTGTTGTGAGCATCGTTAGGGTCTAAGTACCCGTCAATAAGTCCGTTGTTATCGGCTGACTCTTTGCCATCGTTAGCAGGCAATGAGTGTGCGGGGCGGTTGTTGAGTTCGGTTTTGAGGCTCTCGGTTTCGGCAGTAAGGGCGGTTACTTGCGCGGTGAGGGCTTCTTTTTCAGCGGTAAGGGCTGTTTTCTCTGCCGATAGCTTTTCGTTGTTGGCTTTCAACTCTGCCATAAGCTGCTCGAGGGCGGTGTTGTCGGCAGCGGTTTCGGCAGCTGCTAAGGCGGCTTCAATCTTGTCGAGCTGCGATTCTTTGAGCTCTACAAACTTTTCATTCCCAAATAAGGGACTTTTCAGGTCGATACTGGCGAGTGCCAATATAGCGGCGATTCTTGCGTGTTTCATACTTTTTTTAATTTGCTAATTGACTAATTATGTCGTTAAGTGTCATTATTTCGTCTATCAGTCCCATTGCTTTGGCTTTTTTAGCATTATAGGTATTGCCTTTGAAAACTTCTTCTTTAGCATCGGGGCGGTAGGCTTTTACGCTACTAATAAAGCGGGCGTTGGTATCGGATAGGTTTTGCAATACGGTTTTCTCGTTACCCTCCTTGAGGTCGCGATACCATTTGTTTTTCTCGGTGCTTTCGGGAGCGTAGAGTTCGTGTACTTTCACACCGTATTTTTCTAAGAAAGGCGCAAAATCTTGGAAACTCATCATCGTGCCTATACTGCCAATGGCATCAGCAAAGGGGGCGGCGACTACCTTGTCGCAAGCACTGGCAATCCAATAGGCAGCACTGCACATATAACCGCCCGTATAGGCTACGGTAGGTTTTTGCAAGCTGCGAATAACGCTGGCGAGCTCCTCAGTGCCTGCAACCATTCCGCCCCCGCTATCGATGTCGAGCACGATAGCGGTAACGGCTTGGTGCGATTCCAGCGCCTTTAATAACGTAATAATATATTGAGTACCGATATATCCGTAAGAGGTGTATTTGACGATGGGCTGCTTGAGATCTACCACTACGGGGAAGCTGTCACGCCCTTGTTGCAAAGAGGCGTTGCGCTCCTGAAAATCATAGTGGTAATCCTCTTCATACCAATGCGAACTCTCGAAACTCCCCTTACGATAAGCTAAGAGGAGTTCGGGGAGTTTTTCAGTGAGGTAATTATGATTGATAGAGAATAGCATAATAATTTGTCAATTTGCTAATTTGCCAATTTGCTAATCGGCAAATCATTAATGGTGCAAAATTATTGCAAAGGCGGCGCAAAGAAAAGGACACGGAATTTTTCGGTTATCTTACTGATATTCGGGAAGATGATGGTTTGCCCTGTAAGGGTTACTATATAGGTGTCGGAGCCCTTGCCGTTATCAACTATATTGTCGTCGATAGTGAGGGTGAAAGGCTCGCGGGCGTTGCCTACTACCAGCATTTCCTGCTCCGATACCAGGGCGACCACATAACGGCGTTGCTTGTGAAAGCCGATGAGCTTTTTGCGGGTGTCCTTAGACAAATCGTAGATAGGCAAGGAGACTTGTATATCGAAGTAATCGTTGTGGTTTTGCTGCTTTATACTCACCTTGCGGTTATAAGGCGCAGGGTTATGCAGGTCGATACGCAACAGATAGCTGTTTTCATTAGGGGTAATAGCGCGCAAATTCTGATTGAAGCTAAAAGAAGCCGATTCAAACAAAAGCACGTGAGATATTTCGCGCGTAAAGGATTCGGGAAGGTTACAGAGGTTGAGCATTAGTTGTTAGGTGCGATCCGCACGGGCTATTTATCAATTTGATGCAAAAGTAGGGTGTTTGGAGATGTTGTGAAAGGACGGCTTTGTGGTAAGAGATAAGAGGTAAGAGGGGCATTAGGCGTTGTGTAGTAAGGGTTTGCGGGGTGTTTTAGGGGTGTTGGCTGTATGTTGCCTGTATGGTGGCTGTATGGTGGTTGTAGTGAAGCTAAGGGAGGGCTGTGGGGTGGCTGTGGGGTAATAAAAAATGTAAAAGACTGTTTGTTAGCCTTTTACATTTTGTTTTTAGTAAGGGACAGGTTTAGAAGTTTTTTATTCTAAATTTTCTATTTTTCTCAGTTTTTCGAGGTAGAAATCGTGTATCCGTTGGAAATCTTCCTCAGTAAACTTGTTGTCTCTGAGTCTCATTCGCTTGTGTGTAGCTGCTGATGTACTCTTCTGAATTGCTCTTGCTACCTTGCTATCGGATAATTCTAATTGCTGAATGATGTATATTACTTTTTCGTGTGGTGTCATAGTTATTGTTGTGTTATCATATTAGTATTGTACCATTGCCACGCTTCATCTAAGAATTGTGTTTCGGATATTTCAGGGGCTAATTCCCCACCTGTTATCTTTACATTATTCTGAATTATTATGAGGTTGAACTTCTCATATTCATTGAATACGTATAACTTCTGAGGCTTGTTCTTTAATTCTCTGTTAAGAACTATCTGCTGTGTGCGCTCTCTAATTACCAATATCAGAGATAAGTAGAGAGGTGAGTAGATAAAGTGAAAACCATTAGGCAAATGCTCAGGCTCTGGCTGTAATGCCAATAAGAATTTTGGCATTTTTAGTTCAAAAAGTTTGTCATTATCCATATATTTTGTATTTTTGCACCTCATTTCTAAGGGTGTTAAATCGTTAGACTTGTTTTAATTTTACAAAGTAAAGCCCCTAATGTAATGTTAGGGGCTTTTAATTTATCTAATAAAGCGATACTTAGGCAAGAAATTGCGACTACCCCCTATTTTGAATTTACTAACCATTTCGCCATAATAGTTAATAGGTTCATCAAGGCTAATTGTGGTAACATTGCGCCCATTGTAATCATATTGGTGCGCACTGTAACCTACTGACATATTGGGTAATCGCCATACCCCCCAATTCATAGAATTAAGATAATACAATATTCTACTGAGGTTATCTACATTAGCCTCGAATACTTTACCCTCTTTAATTTCATTTTCAAGGGCACGAAAGTCAGCTTCTAAATCTTGCATTTCTTTCTCATTCTGAATTTTCTTTGCTTCGTGTTTTCTCTTGCAGAAATTGCAGAATTTAGTGTACGCTTCATCCAGATTTTCGTTGGTAATTTCACCATCTACATCAATGAATGTTACAAAGTATGGTCTTTCTGTGAATTTTTGTGCCTCTACCTTTTCATAAGGCACTTCATTAACTTGTGGGTAACCTTGCTCTTTCTTTTTGAAAGTAACATTACCTGCTACAATGTAGGTGTAGCTATTTGTTGTGTAAAATTCTAATTTCATCTTTATAAGTGTTTTAAGTGTTAATATTGTTTATTAGCGATGAGAAATTTCAATCATATAAAACTGCTCTTCACCGCCTTGACGGTCTGCTATACCTACAATCTCTACTGTATAGGTTTCATCATATCGAGCATACCCTTCAATTTCTTCACCTTTAACGATGAACGTTTCGATTCGTTCGGGTGTATCTAATGCTCTTAACTCTAACCACTCATCACGGTCTTCTATTGATTCATTGTACAACTGTTCTGCTTCTTCGATACTATCTACATAATTGTAGTATCTGTATTTGTTTTTGATGAACTCGATTATCGCTTCATCGCTAATTGTTTCAGTGGTGAAGTTGTTGTCATTCACCCATTCTTGTAAGCCTAATGTTTTGTCTGTTGTTGTCATTTTCTTTGAGTTTTTAATGTTAATAATTGTTCTTATTTTAATTTTACACTGCAAAGATACGGCAAGATTTTTAATTACGCAAGCATTTTGCTTACTTTTTTTTCATTTTATTTTGTTTAATATATAA